ATAGTCTTACACTCTGACGCATTTACAAACAATTTATTCGATTCGAACGCCTTGTTTATAGACAAAACCCTGTCTTTCACAGCCGGATTTGATGATCTTGCCCGAACTATGAATTTAGCTTGCTGCAAAAGAGATATGTCTGACTTTGACGCATCAACGGATCGTCTTCCACCTCCAGAGGCATCCGGATAAACAATTATCTTGTGACCCATGTCTTGATACCTTTCCTTTATTAATTTTATCATGTCAGGAGTATCAAAAACATCTTTAATCTCAGCTACAAAATGATATCCGCCCGCTCTTTGCACAGCGATCGCCGCGGCCATGTTTTGAACGTTAAAATCCATACCAACAAAAAGAGTTTCTTTGTCTTGTATTGTTTCTTTGCTGTTATGCTTTTCCCTGTTATAATTACGATAAACAGTTCCGCTTGTAAGGTTCACAAATTTGCCATGTAAATACGCATCTATCAATTCAGCCGGGTATGTTTCAACGAGGGACGAAATATAATCTTCCGGCAAATTTGCTTCATTGTCGTATGTGCTGGCCTGGATCATCCCATAATTGTTTTTAAGCTCTGGTTTGTCGTTTGGCGCTTTTACGAATGTTTGATAAGCGAATTTGAACCCCTCTGGCGTTGTTGTTACATCTACGCCATTCTTCACCCCCGGAACATTTTTCCGCATTCTTGCTATTATTTTTCGCCATGCAAGCGTTGCTTTGTCAGTAGGCAATAAGTCAATTTCATCAATCATCGCATGTCCTATCGAAAACCCAATTATATTTTGAGGTTTATCCATGGACCGGCATATGACAGTTCCGCGATATGCCTTGCCTGTGTAAAAATTTACTTCTTTATTGCCTTCTTTTATTTCAACCGATAACCCGAGATCAAATACAGATTCTTCAATGGTTGGAAAATAGATATCTCTGATATGTCCATATGTTGGCGCAAAATACCCCTGGTTAACGCCTGGATGTTCTAAAAAGTGTATTCCTGTTGCCTGGCACCCGACCCAGGTCTTCCCAGTGCCGAAGCCAGCACAGAATAAACGATACTTATTATCCATTGCCAAAAACTGGCCCTGTGGAATATTAGCGCTTGCGACCATCTTTGACTTCTATCACAACTTTCACCGGTTGAGCTTGCTCACCTGTACCTTCAACGTCTTTATCCCTCTCAATATACCCTCGTTTTTTACCCTGACATTTCAGGTAAAAAATAATAGCCCCGAGGTTTTCCTCTTTTATTTGCTTGATAAGAGCATGTTCTGTCAGATCAAGATATTGGTCATGGATTGACGATTGAACTTCTTGGAGATATGGAGACGCGTCTATCCGCTTCCTGACGTTTTGATGAGTGCAATTCAGCTGTTTCGCTGCATAAGAAACAAACCCTCCTGTTTGACGTAAAGCCGTTTCGATTTGGGATATAGTCAGATATCCGCGCCCCTTCTGTTTTTTCTTCCCTGTCTTCTTTTTAGGGGCAACATTTTTTTCTTTGTCCATAATATTTATCTACCATGCCTTAGAACGGGATTGGGTCTGTGCTTGGTGCCCGTTTTGGTGTTGTTGCTCGTCTTGTTGCAGCAGGTGATTTACCGAAGTTCGCTTCAAAATCTTTTTTTGTCCATTTTGACATCCCGGTATATCCTTTGGCTGCGTTATGCCCTTTCCATTGATCTGATCCTGACCCCATAAATATTCACCTCCGACCGACTTATTTATTGTTTTATATTTTTCTATTATCTCTTTGTGCCACTTGTCATTGAATTGATATAGGTCTGAATCTGCTTCTATCACAATTTGTTCAACGTTTCCAGAAGTTCTTAAATTCGCTGACCCGTGTATAACTATATCTCTACCACATTCTGTTTTAATAAGACAAATTTTTGTGTGAACACGTGCTACTGCAAGCTGGAATTTGTTCTCTATGTCAAGTTCATGATACATGTATGGGACAAGCGACCTTCGCTCATGGCTGAAAAAATAATCAGAAACGATTATATTCAACTTCTGGAC